CGATAGTATTGAAGCGTATTTAAAAACGCTATCACATTCATATTTAAAAAGTAATCCCACTTTGTTCTGTCGTTGTTTGAAAGGTTGTCCAATACTTGAAACCACATTAATTCTTTTGGGAATTCGACAGGACTAACTCTTGTGCTTCCTTCATCAGTTGCTGCGACTGTTGTTGTAAATAGTCCGGCAAACTTTCTATTAAGTTGCTGAAGAGATTGCAAAAAAAAACCGCTAAAGGATAAGCAACGGACACTGGAACATTTTTAAGTATTTCAAACTTCTGATCGTCAGTTAGCTTTTTATATTTACGCAACCATTTAAATGGCTGACAAAATACTGAAAGAATCTTGTGTGAATTATTTAAAATCTCATCAGGTTTTTTTACCCACATATCCATGTCAATGTAATTCCCTGCAGAAAGTTTCGTAATATCATAGTTGACTTTCCACCAATAACCTCCGCATTTAAACCATTCAACCTTTTTATCGGATGGCAATGTATCGAGAAATGCCAACTTCTTGATGTCCTCTTTTATTTCTGCCAATGGCATCTGCTCCAATGTTTCAAATGGAATCCCATTGAATACGGATAATTTAAGTAATGCCCTTGTTAATTCGGGTGCAGGTTCATTGTCGATTGATTTATCTTCATCAATTGCTTTTATCTCAATCAGTTGAGATATTGTGACCTCGCTGTAATCCTTTGGAAGTTTTCCCATACAATTTAAAGTGCTATTATGTTTGTTTTTGTTGTTATCGTAAAACTGGAGCTCGTAAATTAGTTTTATATTGTTTAAGTGCTTGATATGCAATTGCTAAACTCATAACACCATCATCATGAAACCCGGAAGGAGCTGAATACTTTAATGTCCTTGACTTTGGATTATATTGATATGTAAACACTTCGAGTTCTTTTATTAACCAATCGTGACCAAGTATTGATAAAATTTTTTCCTGATTGGCAACCATTAAGTTTTCGATTATGTCCTGTTTGCTTTTTGAAGTTGTAACAAATGGATCAATGTAAATGGTTGGATTAACATTTGAAAGCATTTCATAAACTGCATCACCTATTGAGTTAACTTCGATTAAAGTTTCAGGCCGATAATCCTGAAGGATGTTTGATATTGCTTTAACTATATTATTCCATTCGGTTTGTCTCCAGCGTTCACAAAGTATCATGTGACCATGCTCATTTAAAATAGTTAAAACAGTATAGTCATCTGCTCGACCAACATCAATCCCGGCAAAGTATCTTGTAGTTGGTTCAGGTGAATTGTTTATAGTTAAATTATTAAATAAAGAAACTCCGCCATCAATAAACTCCGCCATGTACTCTTGACGAAACACATGATCAGGAAGCGTTGCTTTTGCATCGTCAATCTCGGATGGTACAATCAATGGATTATCATAAGAAGTCATCGTGAATGACTTGTATTGCGGATTATAGCCATCTAATTGATGCAGTTGATAAAAATGATTCTTGCCTTTTGGAGTTGAGATAAGTAAAACCTTTTTGCCTTTAACAAGTACAGTTGCCCTTAAAACTTCAGTCCAAGCTTTTTCATCCATGAAGGCAAACTCATCGCAAACCAAATAGTCAAAAGTAAAACCACGAATGTTATCGTATCGTTCTGCTGAAAAGAATTGAATGGTTGATCCGGTTACATATTCAAGTAATAAATCGGATTGGTTTACTGTTTTGTATATCTCCTGCCGTTTAGCAAAAGCTTTGTAAACTTCTTGAAATACTTTTTTAGATTGTTTATATACCGGAGAAACCCAAGCGCATTTTGCTCCTTTATTATTCAATGCCCAATAAAGTAATTGATTTGCTGCTAATAAAGTTTTCCCGAACTGGCGTCCAATGTTTAAGATGTAATACTTTTGATGACCATTATTGATCGCCTGATGTATTTTCTCCTGATTCTTGTGTGGTGTGTATAATATCGCTTTTGCCAAAGTCCGCTGTGAATTTCATATTACCCATTATCTTAACATCGTTTTGCTCAATGTAACCTCTTTTCTTTGCTTTACATTTTAAAAAGAATATAGTTGACAATGGATTACCTTTTGCGATTTGTTTATGAAGTTGTGATTCAACAAAGTCGATGGCTACGTTTTCTAACTCCCTAACTTTACGTTTAAATTCTTTATCCTTCTTTAACCATTCATAATAAGTATCACGATGGATTCCAACTTGCTTACAAGCTGTTGTAACTATTCCAAGAGACTTTTCAAGTGCTTCAAGTAAATCTCTTTTTTTATTGTCGGTTTTGTCGTTCATTATTCTAATCCTTTAAATGCTTTAAGTGGGTAAAAAACTAAACTATTCCGATACCCCCCTTCGTGCGTTGGGATGATTGGGGTAACCCCATGAACATTTCGCCATGCTGGATAAACCAATATTGAGTTATCTACTTGACCGATTGTTGCATTGTAATCTGGTATATGCAAGTCACCACCTTTTGCGTTTTTTTGTTTGCAAATGATTACATTAACACACCCTTTAAGATTTAAACCATCAATATGAAAAGGTGCCGAAATATTATAGTTTGAAATGGAGCTAGTAAATAGATTACCAAACTTCCATTTTTCTGGAATTTGTTTAAATAATTCTATTTGTTTTTCATATTGCTGTGGTAATATTTCTTTAATTAAATGTTCACTTTCTTTAGCAAGCATTAACATTGCTTTTATAAATGTTTGAGCAGATTTTACTCCATGATTAGAGTGTTTATTTGGATAATTTCGTCCTAAGTGTGGCTTTGGTGCTGTACTTCCAATAATAGCAGACATTTGTTTTACTACCCCACCTCCATTTAATTTTTGCCTGTCAGTATATCCTATTATTTTGCCATTTTCATCTTTTATTTCTTTAAAATTTGTTCTAATCATATCTTGTTTTGGAACATTTTTACTCCTAAATTCTGCATTTGCCAAATCCGCAAGTTTGCACATTTTTTCTGGCATCTTTGAAAGATAAAATCCTATTGGCTCCCCTTCAGAATAGAAAATGCAATCTTCGGTTACATTCGGTTCAATGTACTCGCAAACTTCTCCAATTTTACGATTATGTTTTACTTCAATTAAATCTATACGTTTCATTTGACTATTTTTTTATAGTGAGTAGCTAAAGCTTTAATGTCTGTCTTCATATCCAAACGTTCGCCTTTACTTTTTAACGTCACAAACGGATGCCATTCATAGCACATTTTTTTTGCCGATTCTTCATCTTTCTTTAGTTTGTATTCGCTTTGCAGTCCACCAGCGTTTGAACCAACGTCAGGGCAAGAAAACCAAAAATGATTAAACCTTAATATACCGTTGCCATTCTTTATTGTCTGTAAAGCAAAGTCCCTATCTTCTTTCAAGTTAAACTGAGGTCGGTAGCTCCAATGAATCTTCTTTACATTCATCAACACACAAACCTCTGCAAACTTTTTGTTTACTGAGTAATTTGTTTTTTCGTGCCACGCGTGTTGGGTGTAGTTAATTCCAATCATTTCAAATGGAAGTTTCTTTGCCTTGTCTAATATCTCAAACCAAATAGAAGCATCTTTCTTTACCGTCTTTCCATTGTATATTCCAAAGGCTGTAACATCGTCGTCGCAAACTAAAACCCATTCCAAGTTATTTGTCTTTGCGTATTCCAACATAAAGTTCCTAACGTACCCTATTCCTTTGTTGTTTTCTAAAATAGAAACTTTGTTTGGAACGTTGTAATTTTCCATTTCCTGAGGCTCAATAAAGTGGCGAACTTCAATTCCAACCTGTTCAAATAATTTGTAGGTCTTTGTTGTTGTTCTTCCTTTTGTTGGAATGAAGCATATCATAACTTTTCTTTTTCTTCTTTTAAGTATTCCATTATCATTCCACCAACGTACGCTTTTCTTTCTCTCCAGAACTTCACCAGCTCGTAGGCTTCTTCGTAGTGTTCAGCTTCAAATTCAATTTGAATTGCTTTCTTCACTCCGTTAGCCATATCTGAAATCAAATCATCTAAATCATCTGCTTCATCTAAAATTGAGTAGTCAACTTCAGCTGGTGCTTTCCAAACATCCAATCCCCACTCTTCTAAACTTTCAGCATCCCATTCGTTGGCTAACATATCCCAATCCCATTCACCAAATCCCACGTTGTCTTTTATGATAAATTCTCGTTGTTGTTCTTCAGTAAGTTCAGATGCTTTAAT